AAGCTTGACTGCACTTTCAAAGATTGTTGCAGCCTTTGTTTTAAATTCTTCGGAAAGTTCTTCCCCATCTACGAGAGCGGAGACATCATCAGAGACATCTAATGAATCAACTACTTGATCGATTGATTCTTTAGCAACTTTTTTAGATTCTTCTGCCTCTTTTTCATCTTCGTCTTCATCTTCTTCCTCTTCCTCTTCTTCGTCCTCTTCGGTCATCAGAGTATTAGAGTAAAGAGCAGCAAGTTCTTCTTTTTTGAGTCCCTTCATGTGGGCAACCAAACCATCAAGCATATCTGACTTGAGTTTAGGCATCTCTTGAATTACTTCCTCTGACTCTTCGACAGTTTCTTCAACTTGATCTACTTGGTCTTCCATTTCGGTTTCCTCCATTTTGGTTTTGGATGTATAAGGTTCAGCTGGAGTTTTAGCACTCTTTGCATCACCTTTCGCTTTAAGTGTATTACTTGAACCAGTAGTAGGTGCTTTTTGCATATTTTCTGGTTCTTGTTTTAGTTTCATGGTAGTCTTGGTAGCACTTGGTGCTTTAGCACTTACCCCTGTAGGTTTTGCTGTTGCCTCAACCACTTCTTCCATCTCTTTATTGAGTTCATCAGACATATAAAGTCTCCTGAGTAAATTTGTTAATTATATTTATAAAATTAGAGTTTTGAAAGAAACATTTCAAAGGCCTCAGCCTGTTTATTAGCGGAAGCAACTCTATGAATCCTTGCAACTTCTTCTTCTCTAAGAATACCATTGTCCCAAACCCATTCTTTGCCTTCCATTATTCCTTCCACAAACGCCTTTGGTGCTGATGGATCAGCAACGATATCTCCTGCTGTTGCAAGATAAAAATCGTCTTTGACATAGTTGGTCTGACCCCGTTTTTCAAGTGTTCCCATTCCTCTACTAGAGACTCCAAGTTTTGCACCTGCATTAATCAATTCTTGAACAATCTTCCCATTAGGAGTATCAAGAATCTTTGCTTTCCCGATGATATCTTTACCTTCGGGTACAAGTTCCTCAATCATGTGAGAAACCCTATCCAAATTGACAGTCGGCCCATCTGGATGACCTAGTTCGCCGAATGCCCGTTTGGTTTCGACTAATTCTTTGTTATAACGATTTACTTCTTTGTGTAGAACATCAAGAGGATATACTCGACCATTACGATTCTTCGTTTCAGCCTGCATAAAGACCCCTTTGATTTTCATATTCTTACCTTTACCTTCAGTAAGAATCTCAAAGTCATCGTACATTTCTGTGATTAATTTCATATTACCCCTTAGTATGTTTTACGAACAATTACAACAAAAAAAGAATCACCACCAGCAACAGTAATTCCAATATCATTTGTATTTGTTCCTTGTAGACAAGTTCCTGCAGCCCCCAAGTTCCAGTGTCCTGTTCCTGTGAACGCATGAATAGCAGTACCACCTCTGTCAATTGTTACTGTTCCTGCTGTTTGCCAAAAAATTTCAACTATCTTAGCAGCAACTGGTGTAGCCTCATCTGCGTGTTTCAGATTAGCGAAAGAGATAGCATCATTAGTAGTATCACCTTGGATTGTACTTACACCGATGCGATTTGTGATTGTTGTAGCCATTTGTTATCCTAAATTGAGAGCATTTCTTTGTCGAAATAACTCATTATATCTGAATCCTTGACTCCATATTTCTTTGCAATTTTTTTGACTGTCTTTTCAAATGAAGACATAAAATTACTTGGATTGGATTCTAAAGTGGTAAACACATCGTCAACTGCCTTCTTCATTTTAGGAGTAAGTTTTTTATACTCGGCAGATTTTTTGTGTTCATCCTTTTCTAAAAATTGATGAAACTCACTAAACTTCTTCACTCTCAACCTCAACATCGTCTGTAGAAACGTGCTGTTGAACCAAAGAGTTTGCAACTTGTACTCTTTTTAGATCTAATGCACTTCCTACCTTGTGAGAGATAACATCTTTAAATGCACTTTCAGCCTCTAGTTTGTTGTCACTTACTAGGGCACTAATCATATTGGGTATACTCATAATTTATCTCCGTTTTGTATCATTTGAGTTTCTTCCTCACCTTGAGGAACTTCCTCTGGTGGTGGTTCTTCTTCTGGTGGAGCTCCCTCTGGTGGGGGTTCTTCATCTCCAACTGGTGGCGGTTCATCTTCAATTTGTTTGTTCATTTTCTTCATTTCCTCTTCTGACATTCGGAAAACGTGTCTTTGAACATACTCTTTTGAGAACCATTCACCAATAAAGGGTTCTATTGTATTTAGTATATCTAATCGGTCACGTAAGAGATCCATGTCTCTCATCTCCGCATAATGACCATCTTTAAGATAAGAATATGTAATATTGTCTCTAATTGACGGCCAATCTTCTTCTGCAATAACACCCTTGAGTATTAATTGAGTCTTTAGAACATCATTAAAGAGAATATTGAATTTAGTTCTAAGTTTTTGAATAAACTTTGTAAACTTGACTTCATCTCTTGTAATCTCTGCACTCCTACCCATGCTGAATGTACTTTCAGCTTCAAGTCGAGATACAGGAATATTTAATGACCTGTATAATTTTTTCTGAAAATATACAATATCATCAATCTCACCAAGGTTTTGTCCGCCTGGAAGTGTGGTAATTTCTGTTCCCCTTCCACCTTCTCTACGAGGCAACCAAAAATCTTCCAACATACTCATGTGCTGTCTATCATCCCGAATCTCACCAGTTTGACTATTATAAACTAGTTTGTTTCGATAACGATTCATTACATCTTTGAGATATTGTTCTGCTTTTACTTTTGGGAGATTACCAACATCAATGTAAAATATCCTTCTTTCAGGAGCTCTTGAGATACGATAGATGACTACCGAATCCTCAATCATTCTGAGTTGGTTTACTGGTTTGATTGCTTTATGAAGGTAAGATATGACCATGTTCCGATTTGGATCATGCAATCCTGAAGTGCAGTGGGCCACAGAATCTTTTGTAATTTTGAATCCTCCGCTTCCATGTGCTTGATTCATTCCTTTTTCATTATAATGAAAATAATCTTCAATTACTTTAATATGTGGTGTACCTTTTTTACTTACTTCTTTGTCTATTTTTTTGACTCTTTTGATCTTCAATCCATCAATATAACGTAATTCTTGTATTCCTTTTTTAACATCATTTTCATCTACAATTTTATGATAATGTATTCTTCCATCAATATACCATCTTCTAAAAATGTCGTGTGCTTTATTATTAAAATCTAGGAGGCGGAGAATATGTTGAAACTCTTGACGAACTCTCGTTTTTATCTTGTTTGAATAGGGTAGGTCATCTGTGACAATATTGATACTTTCTCTTCCGGCTTCCATACAGATGCCTTCATTTACTATATCTTCTATTGCAAAATCACATTCGGGATGTTCAGACGTACTTCGATATCTACGAATAAGTTCATATTCGTTCTTTGCTGTACTATCTAAATCTAGAAACTCGCTGTAGAATCCAGCAGAAGTTGTTGCTCCGTCTTCAGGTTCAGGGAGAACAAAACTTGGTAGTTGTTCTCCCTTATCCTTTGAAGCTTTAGTAATTTGAAATCCAAATAACTGTGCCATAATACTCCGTATTTATTCACTTAGTAAATATTTATACGGATTCTTAACTGGTAGTATTTGATTCAAAAAACTGGTAGCGATAAGTTACTCCAAATTCCTCTACTGCATCATTGGTATCATACCCCAAGTCAATGTTATCCATTGTTACTGGGAATAATCCTCTGAAAGTATAGGATTTGATAACTGATCCAGCACGATCCAGTTGATCTACAAATGCATCAACTTGGTAATCGGATGGATTTTCCAAACCACTATTATCTGAAAGTGCATTGATTCCATTCATCCACCGCTCTAGAGCGTTACGAATTAAGAAATCAGTATCATTCATGATAGTGGTTGTCCATGTCTCAAAGGTACGATCACCAGCAATATACAGAAGGCGTCCTCTGAATGGAACTCCAACCTCACCTAATGTCTGGCCAGGTAAATTGGTTGATCTACAAAGAAAAGACATAACTCGTGTCTCTCCACCTGTAGCCGCATAGCCTGGAAAAGGCATTGTGACTTGGAATTGATTTGCACGAGCACCACCTCCTGCAAGAACTGCTTTAAAGTCGTTTATGTTTGCCATGATTATCTCCTTACGCTCCTACTACTTCACTGAACGCAACACCAGTTTTCGTGGCGATGAAATTCAGAGAAATGAAGTTAATAGACCGAGCAGGTTTGATGTAGATATCAGCAACAAACTCGTTACGATCAACAACCGAGCCTGGGTTGTTGGTTTCATCAT